CATGCATTGCCATTTTGCTATATCTTACTGTAGATAGTTCCAGTTGGATGAATTTAGCTATATGCGAGAACTTCACCACTTTAGATTGAGTTTACTCTCTTTAGTGAAGATGTCTTGGTACTCATTTGCTTTGCACTGTTTACCATTTCATAGAATTTGTGTTGCTCACTTTGTTCTTAGTGCGATTGTCAGTAGTCGTACAATTGTTCAATACTGAGTTGCGGATGCATTACTTTGTAGTCATTTGCCCGAGATAGTTTGATGGGGAGACTAGGAAGCTGAGGTACGTAGTCACGGTCTGAGGATCATGGAGCTGCTAACTTAGCGAAACCGAATGCTTCACTGACAACAGTCAGAGGATGTGCGAATTAGTTTATGGATGCGCAAAACCCGACTGCTTTTGCAGGTAACCACAAATTCTGTTTAGAGGACTTTCGGGTGGGAGGATCTAGACGGGGCCCGTTTGCTGTTGTGCGGGCTTTAAGCCGAAAACAACAGAACCCCAAAACCAGCTTTAGCGACATGGAGACAACTTACGAAGAAACGCGTGAGTTGTTTTTCAAGAAGATGCAGAAGCTGTCGAAGATTGAACACGCTGCTGTTGCGCGTGTGAAGCACGAGTCAGTTTACCGAAACGCCGGACGTGTCTGGGTTGGGAAATCGGATGCTGCACTCAACAAGCAGAAGCAAGATGCTGTTGTTTGTACGAAGAACCAGAGAGAGAAGGAGCTTGTGCTCCGGAGTGTAAAGTCATGTATATCGCACTCCGCAGATGCTAAAGCTTCTTATGCCAAGAAGAGGTTGGAAAAGGAGAGAAATACTACGTTGAAGAACCTTCGAGATCAGAAGGCAACTTTAGCAGAACCTCAATCTGGCAAGCCCACCTCAAATTGGGGTGGGTCTTGGTTCGGAAAGGGAGCAGAAAATAAAAAAGAAAAAGAAAAAGATTTAGAAAAAGGAAAAGAACCATCGCCCGATGAGGACGATGAAGAAAAAGAAGAGACAGAGATTCCCGATGCCCTTTCAGGGTTAGGGAAGTCAGTTATTGGCGATCTGCCAAAGATCATGAATTCGTTCATCAAGTCATTCGACAAGCGCGTCGTAGATTTGGATGAGCGAGTTGACATGAAGTTGAAGACATTTGATAGAGTTTTGAAACAAGGAGCGCATACTCTCGCTTCAGAAACGATCGAAGCTGCAAGTTCAATTGGAGGAATGTTCAATAATATGCTCGAGAAGCTAGGAATCTTTGCAAAGGATTCAGCTCAAGTTTTGCTTGCGCTGATCATTGCGTGGCTCTGTGCCACAAAGCTCTCACAGGAGTGGAATACATTGTATGCTACGATTGGTGCTATTGCCGTTACTTTTCTTGCTTTTAAGCTTGGGATGTTCGAGTTCATAGTCAATATCTACGAGCTGTTCCAAAAGAAAGATAGAAACGTTTTTCAAGCAGGTGGGATAGAGGACTTTTCGAAGTTCTTCGTCACTGCCTGTTCCGTTATTGCGGTAGGCGTTGCGCCGCCCAAGAATCGGATGAAGGACGCTCTTGCGATATTTTCCCATTGGAGCCAAGCTGCCAAGAGTACTACCGAGATGGTCACTTGGATCACCGGCAAGATTGTCGAGCTGTTCAAATGGATCTGGTGCAAGATATCAGGAAAGAAGTTCGAGGAAGTCAGAACAGGAATTGCTGAGCTCGATGGATGGGTTTCACGAGTCAAAGCATTCCTCGCAGAACATTCGCGAGTGAATGAGCCTGTCAAGGAAGGAATGGAGAGATCTTGTGGACCACGGATTACCACACATAAATACCACACAGTCATGGCCTTGCTCTCTGAAGGACGAGAGATGCGAGCTAGGAAGTGGCCTGTAGAGGATGCCCAGCATGTTTATCATGCCATTTCAGCTTACTACAATGAGTTGGACAAGGTTGGAGCCTTGTACCATGCCGCAGTTGGAGGAGCTGCAGGACCACGTCAGATGCCTTTGGGTTGTTACTTTGTTGGAAGCCCGGGGTCAGGAAAGAGTTCCATGGCTATGGCCTTTTCGTTCGAAATGTTGTCACATGTTCATAGAAAAGAGCCAGAAGTTTTGGAGTTGCTCAAGCGTGAGCCAGTGTCGTTTGTTTATAGTCGACCTGCTTATGATGCTTGGTGGGAAGGTTGCCGTCGAGATATAGAGATTGTGCTCATGAACGAATTTGGACAGAGAACTGATGCAGATTGGTCTGTGCCATACCATGAGACACTTAACGGAATCGACACTTGGCCGTATCATGTGCCGATGGCCCATCTTGAGTCTAAGGCAGACATGTTCATTGCACCCAAGATTTGGTTGTGTACAGCTAACGGGATGCCAGATGCCAATGCCCTTAAATGGGGAAAGGCGCTCGACCGAAGGTTAGCGATCAAGTACTGGGTGGCTCCCAAACAGGAGTATGCCATAGATCATGAGGTACAGTTTGACCTTAGGAAGTTCGATGAGGCGAAGATCAGGTCAGTTAAGCAGGTGCCAGATGGAGAAGGGACCCCATGGTTCCCGGATGTCGTGCAATTCTTCCCGGTCGATTTTGAAGGGAAGTGTCAAGGAACACCCATTGATTGGGATGAGCTGATGCGAATTTGCAAGGACAAGTACGACAAGCTGGAGAGAGACCATGTTGCTTTCATTAAGTCAAACATGGAGCGACACAGGATGAAGGTGGATGCTACCCTTCGTTCTTACGCTGAACAGAAGCTATTTGCTGAGCCCCAATCTTCGGACAAGCCAGTCATGGAGAATTTAGGAGACGAAAAAGGGAAGCAAAGATTGCTTGAGGAGGAATCAGATGACGAGGAGGTTGTAGAGCCGATCGATCCAAATGAAGCTACTCCAGAATACAAGGAGTTCATCGAGGCCGTTACGAAAGGGATAGAGAACCAAGGTTTCGAGGAAGTTGAGAATTTACCCCCGGACCATCCTTACCGACCCAAGACGGTTTTGTTGGCAGAGTTTGGATATGAGAACGGAAAACAGGATTCTCAACCCCTGACACCAGATGAATTGTGCGAAATGATCAATAACGAATTGAAGGTGATGCAGGAGGAGACGGACAAAGACAGAGAGAAGTTTGTTGAGATGATGTTGCAATACGCCACTCACAAACATCGGTTCAATACAATATTGGCCGAAGGAATGTACGATTGGGTAGAACCCCTTCTTCGGGGGAAGAGCTTAGAGGAGAGACATACTTTTGCCCAACGTCTTGCGAAGATGCCGATCACGAAGTTGTGGGTGGAAGTCAATGCGTCACGTTTGAAGAAGATCAATGAAGCTTACGAGAAGTTCTCAATGGACAATCAAGTGCTTATCAAGCACTTCTTCGTGATGCCTTTTACAACCGGATTCATTGTTGCTAGTGCTTACGCGACGATGATTGCTGGAGGAGTTCTTTTCATTGTTGCTGTTTGGAAGTTGGCGAAGTGGCTTGCTATGAAGGTACTACCTGGAGCCACTGTTGCCATTCCCCAATCAGATCCGAAGATGCCCAATGTGAGGAGAGCGAAGCAAAGGGTTGTCAAGGTTGCGAAGCGACAAGGAGCAGACTTCAATGCCGACCAGTTAGCGATGAAGGTTGTCAAGAAAGGACAGTGGTTGGTACCTACAGAAGGAGGAAATGTCGCTTGTGCTGTTACGTGTTTGGGTGGACGTCTTTACGCCATTCCTACACACGTTGTTCACGCGGTGCGCCATAGCGTTAAGTTAGGAGAAATGAACCCGAATGGAGTAATCACGCTTATTCGGGCTGTTAAACCAGAATCGAAGGAGGATGTGAAGATACAAGATATTTTGGCAGCACAACCGATGACAAACAGAGGATCAGACGACCTCAGTATGTTCATGTGGACAAACCCACAGGTCAATAACGGACCGTGGATTGTGGACTACTTCATGTCTGAGGATGAGCAGGAGAGATACATAAAGAATGGAAGCTACGCTACCATCTACCTGCCAGATCCGATGGGAACAGGAGGAATTCGAGAGGTAGACACACAAGTGCGACCAGTGCGCACAGTAAAACTCGTAGGCAGACCACACAAAGGAGAAGAGGACATATACATACGAAAGGCCTACGAGTATTCTATACCGACAGTTTCTGGGCATTGTGGAGCGATTGGAGTGCTGAATAACAAGAGCAGCGCAACGAAGCTTTTCATGATGCATGCGGCCGGCAACCCTACTCGGGGAGTCGGTTATGGGACAGTCGTGTACAGAGAAGATATCGAAGCAGCGCTGAAACACTTCCCGCCACAGATACGAGACAGTGCCGGAAAGTATACAGATGCTACTCGACAAGGAGACATTTGGGAAGGAAAGTTCACGGTGCGAAACGTAGTGAAGGGAGCTGAGCCACGCTTGGCTTCTCGGACACAAATTGTGGAATCACCTTTCCAGATGAGTGAGTTTTGCCCATGGGATGCGAAGAAGGCCCCAGCGAGGCTGCGACCGTTCGATGTGGATGGAGTGACAGTTCACCCATTCCTGAAGGCGGTTTCATACTACGTGCCCCGGATGTTGCCACTCAAGAACTTTGAGTACGTTCGGGATTGTGCCTTTTCTTCGTACGTCGGCTGCGTCAACGCGGGCCGAGGCAGACCACAAAGAGAGATGCGAGTGCTGACCTTTGAGGAGGCAGTAGCTGGAATAGCAGGAGATCCATACATGAAGGGAATTCCACGCACTACAAGTGCAGGATACCCATTGTGTTTACATGCGACCTCTTCCTATCCGGGCAAGACGCTTTGGTTCGGAAAGGGACAGGAGTACGCTCTGGATTCGGTGGAATGTCAGGACCTGAAGAGAAAGGTGCAGGAGTTTATAGCTGCTGCAGAGATGAGGATATGTCCAGAATCCATCATTCTGGACGTTCTCAAGGACGAATTGCTCTCACTTAAGAAGGTGGAGGCTGGTGCGACACGCTTTATTAGCGCCACGCCTCTTGTCCTTCTGATAGTGATGAGAATGTACTACGGTGCGTTGTCAGCTTACTTGATGGAGACGAGAATACAAAATGGACACGCAGTCGGAGTCAATCCCTATTCAGCTGAATGGCAGATGATCAGATCACGCCATGAGGCTATTGGAAGGGAAGGTTACGATGGAGATGCCGAGAAACTGGACACTTCACTTGCGAGATACGTGATGATGTGCTTGCAGGAGGAGATTGTTTTCAGATTCTACGACAAACAAACGGAGAAAGAGAAGAATGTTCGAGATGTCATTTGGGACAGACTCTTCCACTCAGAACACATATTCCAAGATTTGATTTACGAGTGGGAGGGCTGTAACCCTTCTGGACAATACAAGACCTGGTGGGTGAATGGAGAAACAATGAAGATTGGCCTGAGAATCGCGTTCTGCAACGCGTTTGTCAAAAAGGCTGAACATGCCCCCAGAGTTTTAGAGGAGTACGAGAAGCATGTGGCGGAGAGCGTTCAAGGGGATGACAACTTCTGGACACCCTCTTCCGTCGCCAAGAAGAAGATGACTCCGTTCGCGGTTCGAGACGCCTTTGCACAGATCGGCGTCAAATATACCACGGCGGATAAGCTTACGGAGATGAAGAATGAGTTCAAGACCATAGAACAGATGACTTTCTTGAAGAGAGAGTTTCGGTATGAACCTCTTCTAGACAGATGCGTCTCGCCTTTGGCGTTGGATACGATACGAGAGATGGTGTTGTGGCACCCTAGGTGGGACCACGACAACTATGTTGCGAAAGGGAATGTTCGAGTTGCAATGCTTGAGCTATCCCAACACAGTCAAGAGACCTTTGATGCCATCTCAAAGCCCATGTGCGAACACTATTTGAGAGTATACGGAGAAGCTTTCCCGGTACAGAAACGAGAAGCTCTTCTGTTTGAAATTACACAGTGCACGTGGGATACGATTTTCGATCCTATGATCATGGACCAAGACGAGATTGGCCTGTTGGGTTCTGGAGCTTCGAAAGGAGACGGACCAGTCCCGAGGTGGAATACTTACTGGACCGATCTGCAATGGGAGGAATGGTTCAGAGTCACACTCACCATGCGCGGGAATTGGACAGTCTATCAGACGATCTATGACCACGTTTGGCGGTATCGAGTCGTGCACTATGGTGACGACAGTGAATTTGTGCTGAACCTACCTACGACGTGGGCCGGCGTACGCTTTGCCGGTCTAGTCTATTACCAAGATTCTGGGTTCTTACAGAACGTTGGAATGCTCGGTTCAGGGAATAGTAAAGGAGATGGTCCAGGAGGTGGGCCCAAGAATGAACTACAGGAGTTGTGCGTTAAGCACGGGAGACCTATGCCCGCGTACGTTACTTCTTCTGCTGGGGGACCTTCACACAATCCGACCTTTAGGTGTATGCTTAGTACAGACTTTGGACACTTTGAGGCGACTGGAAGCTCAAAGAAAGCTGCTGAAGAAGCGGTTGCTTTGCAAGCTATCCCCACACTACAGATACGAATAATGGAGGAAGAGGTTCTTCGGAAGCGTGCTGAGCGAGGCCCCACAGCCCTGCCGCCCTTGCCGTCGATTTCGGTCCCACCTCCAGCCGCTCGACCTGGAAGGACCATACCCGTTGCGTCCTACGTTGATTTGCAAGAGATCTCTCACGATCTCGCGGCGATTCAGGCGCGACTGGCATCGGTTCTTCGCACGATTGAGAAGAATCCCGGACCAAACCATGGGGTAGTGGTTGGACTGCGATCCGCAGTTGTTTGGCTTCCCCTCGTGTTGGTGGCACTTGTTCTTAGTCTTGGAGGTGCGCCTGCACATCTCCAGATTACACCCCGGCTCCCTATTCAGGGTACTTTATCAGTGGCCGGCCCGGGCAGCCCCTGGGAAAAAACAGATGCACGCAACCATACGTCGACTAATCGGGTGGCGTTTTGGTATGGACCGATTGCTCAAACAGAAGGAAACGATCCCCGGGAGAACGCTGAAGTTGCCGCAGCGCCTCCCAAGACTTCACAAGGCACAGATGAGATGATCGTCAGTAAACCTGGCCCCTTGGCCACGATCGATAAGCCACTGACCGCGCCTCTCACACTCATGGAAATGAACTCTACTTCGATCGATCCAGATTTGAAGTCTGCCCTTGGGAATTGGGTCAAGACCAACCAAGGCACAATAGATAGTTCAGCAGTCTCTGGGACCACGATCTTTGCTATTGATCCGCTTGTTTCTTTCATAGCGGATTCGTACATTACAGCGAAGTTGACGGGTTACCAAGGGATTCGCGGTACGCTAATAGCGAAGTTAGCTATCAACGCGAATGCATTCCAGCAAGGGAGGCTCTTGCTTGTGTGGGTTCCGCAAGGGACTCACACCGGTATGTTGGCCACACTCAGGACGAGTAATCTCACTCTCGCGACCCAGCTTCCCAAAGCAGAGCTGGATATCGCGACTCAGTCGGAAGCTACGTTGGAGATGCCCTTTGTATTTCCTTCTGCTTTCCATTCATTCATCACTGGACAACCAGCTTGGGGTCGATTGGCTCTGTTGGTTTATTCCACATATGCAGGAGCGGCTGGCGGCTCTACGAGCTATGCCTACACCCTGTACGTGTCCTTCAAGCCGGAGACAGTTCAATTGTTCAATCCCACATACATGACTGTTCCACAATCGGGTGAAGGCCGCATTGTCTATCAAAGCGGGAAACACAAGATTGCGGAGACACGGAAAGGGAAATCTCCGGCTCAAAAGGAGAAAGATGAAGCGAGCGGAAAGTATTCTGGCGCTCTTACCAAGGTCAGCAATTTCGCATCGGATGTTGCGAAACTCAACCCCGATCTGGCGGTTGCTGCTGAACCTTTGGCATGGGTTGCTGGACTAGCTGCCGGCGTTCTCAAGTGGTTCGGGAAAGGAGCCGTCATGAATACCCGGACCCCAATGCTTTTCAACTCGGGTGGGATTTCCCATCCGAACGGGCTCAATTGCGAGGAACCTGTGATCGGCCAATCCCTGGGAGGGACCGCCGCTTGCAGTGTGGACGTGATGCCTGGCTTTGCAGGGAGTGAACAAGATGAAATGCTCTTTGAATACATTCTGCAAAAGTCAGCGTATGTCTCGCAGCTGGGCTGGACGACTGGGCAGGCTTCAGGTACGAGGCTGTTCTCTAGCAATGGAAATGTTCAGGCTCTCACCATCCCGGTCATCGGACCACCGAACTATTTCGTAGCTCCAGTCGTGGGTTACATGGCTCAGTTCTTTGGCATGTACCACGGCGGACTTCGATTCACGTTCAAGTTCGTGAAGACTCCATACCACGAAGGGAGGCTGTTGATCGCGTACTATCCTGGATTGAACACAGATCCTGGAATTGCGAATTCTTTAGCTGCTCATCGTGAGTGGATCGACATCAGCGCAGGCAATGAATTTTCGTTCACGACGCCATTTACCAACCATAGTGCCTATGTCCCGACGACTGTTGGGACCGGCTACTTGGCTGTGTACATCGTGAATCCGTTGATCGCCCCTGCTTCCGTCGCTCAAAGTGTGACTATGCTGGTTGAGGTTAGTGCAGCCCCTGGGTTCGAGTTTGCTCAGTTACAAGCAACTCCCTATGGACCGTGCATTCCCTCTTTCTCAGAGAATCCGCGAAGACGCGACGCGAAGAAGGAAGACGTGATTCGGTATCAGAGTGCAGACGAGACCATTGTCGAAGCACCTATTGCCGGCGCAAAAAACAAGAATCAAGGTGTGGAACTTGCAAGGCTTGTTGTTGGAGAAAGACTCATGTCCGTGAAACAACTTATGATGATGATGTCGCCGATCAAGGCGACTGTCGCGGACGGAACATATTACCGACCCTTTACCATTGGGTGCGCGTACAACAATGCGGGAGTGTGGGCCAATGCTGATCTCAGCTTGGACTACTATGCCGCTTTCGCGCCCATGTACCTCTACTCACGTGGAGGGATGAGGATCGGTCTTGAGGTGATCAACGGCAGCAGCACCGCAAAACCATACTCACTACGCATCGATTACAATACCGGTGACGTAGCACCCGTCGGAACGCAGTCCGATGTCGACCACCTTTACCGGTGGGCTTACAATACTGCTTCGATGGGTGGAGACGTGTACGTACCAGGTTACAATCAGAACTGGGCACGCCTCAATTTCATGTCCGACGTTCACGGTGGCGTCGGCGATACTGAACCATTGGATGACTACAGCTCCTTCGCGAAGCTCATTATCCGGACCTATGGGGCTTCAGGCCTCACTGCTTCGGACATGAATCGTGGAGTGGCAGATGACTACCAGGCTGGATTTTTCCTGGGAGCACCTCCGTTTGCATCTTTGCCATCCAACACCGAACAAGACAAACGAGAAAAGGCTATAGTACCTGTGGGAACCGTAGCGCTAGGAGAACCCGTTGACCAGAACGGCTCTGAAGTTGGCACGAATGTGTCTGCTCTAGCGTTGCGCCCCATGTCGATCACGACCAGGTACCTTGATGAAAACCAAGGCCCTAAGGCGGTTGCTTTTCCCAAGTGAAACATCGAAAGTAAGAGGTTCGTCCTCCGAAACGCACTCTAGTGGTGCCTCGATTGGATTAGCTATGGACTAGCACTCGTCGCTTTTTAGTAGCAAA